GAAAGAGCGTGTCGCCCAGAAGCGGTCGTGTCCACGGGCAACGGCCAGTAGGCGCAGCCCATCCGGATTTGGTTAGCGGTGTCCGTGCTGCTTGAGGGTGTCGTCTGCCGCCAGTCCCCGATTATCTCCCAAGAGTTTTCGGGAGACGTGCTCTGACGGTTGGTAGACCCGGCCGTAAGGAAGAGCTGCCCCGCCGATCCGTCAGCGGGGGGAATGTTGAGGTCGGAGTACGGGGTGGCGTTTGACTCGGACTTCGCCACCTCCAGAACAACAGGTGTCGCGTCCGCCATTCGGGCGACCATGATGTGCGCAGCCATCCGCTCGTTGGCGCTCTGCTCCCAAGTAACCTCGGTGCCCGCGTCTTCGGCTTCTGCAACTCGCTGGAGGGCGTAGAGCCGTTGGCTCAGGTCGGAGTAGGGGCCTGCCTCGTCGATGACTTCCCACCCAGCGGGCACGATCAGCGGGGAGCGCGTCATGACGAAGGCGATCAGCCGGTCCCCCGCTTCCGTGTTCATGGGGATCGTCACCGTAACGGAGGTGTCGGTCACAAAGGGCGTCTCGCTGTACGCCACAACGGTTGGGGTCGCGCCTCCACCAGGCAGCGCACCGACGAGCTGATAGGTCTGCCATGAGCTCTCGTCACCCCGGACCGCCAGCACCCGAGCCCGCAGCTTGGCAGCGGTCGGAGGCGGCGGGTTCGCCAGCAGGTCGAGCGAAAAGGACGCCGCGGTGCCGACATCCTCGGTCACCCAGCCCATGATCGCGGTGCCATCGGGTTCAACGGCGTCGATTTCCACGGTGTAGGAGACGCCCGGCTCCAGCGGGGTCGAAGGCGCGGTCCAGTCGAGAACCTGGATGTCCTCAAGCAGTCGGTTCCGGTGGCTCCAGGTGAGCGTCAGGGTATCTTCGAGCTGCACCTCGCCAAACCCGATACCATTCATCTGCACGTTCGCGGGCCTGAGCGGCAGGGTCGGCCGTGCCTGCACAACTCCCGAGATAACCGGCGAGAGCTCGTTGTCCGTCTGCCCGGACGTGGTGTTGGAGAGGATGCGTGCTTCCAGCGTCTGTCCGGCAGTCAGCTCCTGCGGCAGAGGGTCGAGCAGATCGGCAGGGATCACCCACGCCGGGGTTCCGACCGGCCAGGAGCCCGGCACCGTGTCCAGAACGCCCCGTGACAGCGTTACAGCGCCGGTATTCTCGTCCACGGCACTTACCAGTGCGATCTCCAACTCGTCCGCAGGCGCCTCGTCAGGGCCTATGACGAGGAAGTGGTCGAGCCACGGAGCCGGCCCCACCTGCTCGTCCAACCCGGTGAGGGTGGACGTGGCTTCTAGCGGCAGGGGGTCCGCCAGCAGTCCGCGCCCGGCGAAGGGCTCATGATCCAACGCCATGACCCACTCGGTGCCTCCCGAGGCCGTAGGCTCGGGTATCTCCGCGCTGTAGCTCACGCTGCCGAACTGGTAGGGCGACGCCACCAGCAGGGACGCGGCCGTTGAGGGGTAGCTCAGCGCCTCCAATGACACGTCCTCAGAGACAAGGGCGTAAGCGGGCGCCGGTATGACGCGAGCATGGGTCACCGGGAGCGGCGGCTGCGCAGGGTCCACCCAGTCGGAGCTTGGCGGCGTGATGAAGTGCGCCTGCGGGAGGGAGAATACGTCCTCCAGCAGATTCACCTTTATCTTGGGGTTGCTCCGCGTGCCGTAGCTGACCTCGGTCGCCCGGACGATCAGCCCATTGATGCCGTACTCCGGCCAATCCAGGATCAGGACCTCGTAGGGCGTGATGTCCCAGAAGCTACGGTCCAGTTCCGCCTCGGCTGAACTGAGCGGTGCAGAGGACACCCGAAGCTCACGATTACAGAGCTGCTGCGCCAGGCCGGCCGAGCGTACCCCGTGGTAGTTTTTGGAATCCGAGATCACCGCGCCTTGCAGTGCGATATTGCCGAGGTCCTGCGAGTAGACGGTCTCTTCCTGCTCGGTCTCCGGGTTGGTCCAGGAAACCTTCATCTCGTTGACCGTCTCACCCCACGCCTTGCGGGCGAAGCTCGTCAACGTGGCGTTGTCCGGGTTGATGACCCGCAACTCCTCGACGTTGTAGTCGTCCCGGATCAACCGGAGTGTGATTTTACCGGTGCGCGGGTGTGTGAAAATCACGCCGTTGATGTGCCCGAGGATGTCGTTGATGAAGTCCTCGATGGTGGCGGCCTGGTTCCACGAGAGCGACAACCCGAGCTGCTCGGCGTACAGCGTCCCGGCTGCCGACATGAACGACTCCGTGTCCAGGGACAGCGGGTCCTCCCCCATACCCCAGTCTGTGTTGGTCAGGCACTCGAAGATGATGTGGGAGGGGTTGGCGTCGAACTCCGCATCTCCGAGAGCGGCAAGCAGGGTGTCCGCCAAGCCATCCGCCGTGTCGCCGGACACGACCGGCAGGCCGTCTGCCGGGGTGTTGTCTATTTTCGCGATTGACGATGTGTCGGTCGAGCCGATGCTGATCGCATAGATGTCAACGGGGATTGCACGTTGGATAAGGTGAATGCCCGCGGCACGCGCCTGGTCGTCAGAGTCGCCCTCCGCTGCTCCGTCCGTGATGAAGAACATAACCCGCCGTTCGATACCCCGGTCGCCGGCCGTCTGGTTGAACCAGTCCACAGCCCCTTGCATCCCGATCAGGAAGTCGGTTCCGCCGCTCGCGACCAGGCTGTTCACCCAGCTCCGGAACGAAGCGACTTGAGCCGGAGAGGCGTTGACGTAACCCCGCCGGTCCCCCGCGTTGAAAACCACGCCGCCGATGTCGATCCGGTGTTGGTAGGGCAGCCGGTCCAACACGAGGTTGACGGCCTGCTTCATAGAGGCCATGTTTCCGCTGGACATCGAGCCGGAGCCGTCCATCACGAAGTAGACGCTCATGGGGCCGTCGAACACCCCGCGGGGAATCTCCGCGTAAAGGCTGCTCAGGGTTCTCGGGAACCGGGCGACCTTGATCCACAGCGGCTTGATGTATGGGTTGGTGGCGGCCCAGTAGAAGCCACGGCCGGGCGCCGGACCACGGAAAAACAACGAGAGAAAGCCCCGGAAGCCGGGGAGATCGGCGGGGGAGCTGCCGAGCCGGGATGCCAGCTGCGGCGAAACTAGCTGGTCCTCGCCGCCCATCATTATCTCGACCTGCCCTTGCAGGCCGCCCTCTTTCTTGATGCCGCCGAACAAGCCGTCCCGGTTGATGTTCAGCGTGGTGTTCTCGGTTACGTACCCCTGCCAGGCGACCTTCTCCCCGGAGTAGATAGCCTTCACCTGATCCACCGGGCCGTGGCAAACGCCCCAGTGTACGCTCATGTGGTACTTCGATATTTTGGCCTTCGAGCTCTTACCGCCCACGTCGCTTATCCTTGAGAGCGAGTGCCCGCTCAATGAATGGGTCGTTGAGGCTCACAGCCAGCTCCAGCGGCATCCCGTGGTCGAGGAACCGGCGCAGGGTCATCTCCGGAGGGAGGTCGTCAGCGCGCTCCCGGAACCAGCGTCGAACGCCGCTCGGGCATCCCCCCGCCCGGATCACATCGTCTATGGTGAGCCGGTCCGTCACATCTTCACCTTCTGAATCGTGGTCTGCACGTCACCGGTCCAGAGGGCGTTGGGTGATTTCACAATCTTGGTGCCGAACACCACTTGCATGGGCATCCCGGCGTCCGCTTGCGGCTGCTCCAGTTCCTGCGAGGAGTCCGGCGTTGGTGACTTCGGCCGCGGCATGAACATATAGGACAGGGCGGCCAGGACGACCGCAACGGCAAGCTGGATAAGGAAGTTCACTGTCGATCACCTCAGTAGAAGCTGTTGTAGTTGCCGACAGGGTTTTTCAGCGGAATCCATGGCTGCCCGCCGTAGTTCGGGGTGTTGTGGTGCAAGTTCCGGCAATCACTCAGCTGGTGATTGCAACCCACGGACAGCCTGATATCCAGACTGGTCGTCAACCCGGTCGGGAGACCACCCAGAATGAGGGTGTTCCCGTTCACCTGTAAGATGGTCCGCGTGATCAGGCTCCCGGCCGGTACCTGCCATTCGGCCAGGCCGCCGTTGAACTTCACGGGATCGAACGGGCCGTGCCACCCACCGGGGAGTTCGATAGCGGAGCCGGTGATCGAGAACGTCCGGCTGGTCGCCGTGCGCGCGGCACGGTTGGCCTTGCACTGCGGTCCGTAGAGGACGTGCGGGCAGCCATACTGGAAGTTGCGCCGCAGCCCCGGACGGCGAACGGCCGTGCCAATGGGCTCGCAGTCGAACCGGGCCTCGATGTTGTCCACCGAGAAGGCCAGAATCCTGCCGGACCAGATCACTGGGAACTCGCCTTCCAGGTCGTTCATGTCCCCTTGCCGGATAGTCAGGGTCGTTGTTCGATCCGGGAGGTAGGAAAGGAAAATCCTGGTCAGCGGGCTGTCGAAGGGGCAGCGGACCTCCAGCTTCGTGTTGTCGAGCGTTCCGCTGGCTTTAACCTCGGCGTGATCAATCGCGGTTACCCGGTAGACGCCACCCGCCAAGGTGATAGGCACCTCGGCATCTGTGAGCAGCAGGCGCTCGTTGATCCCGCTCCCATGCACGATCTCGTACAGGAAGATGGGTTCTGCGCGACTTCGGCTGCTTTGGAAAAACGAGAGCAAGGTTCACCTACCAGTTGACCAATCAACCACATGATGAAACCATTTGCAGACGCATGTCGTCAATCGGAATTGCCGCTCACTCGGGCGGCAAGTCCTCCAGTGTCATGTAGTTCAATTGAATGTTGGCGACAGAATCCGTAACCCACTCGACCAGCAGAATGTCGGATACGAAGCGGCAGGCGTACAGCCAGCCCGCCATGACAACCGTCTCGGGGGAGAGCAGCCGGCCCCAGTTGCTGTCCACGGACAACACCGATTGCGGGCCGGTGTCGTCGCTCGCCTTCTCTATGCCCATCACCCGCCGCAGCAGGATCGTACCGTCAGTGAACTGGACGAACATCGCTTTGTGGACGGTCGAGTCGGCGTAGGTGTCGGCAAACTCATGGCCAGCCACGTTAAGTCCGGAAGAGGTCGGCGCTGAGACCCCGTTCAACGCGATGTCGTTCTCCCAAGACGGGACGTAGAATTCGCCCTGCCGGCCGCGCATCCGGTAGAATAGCGCCCGGATGGCCTCGGCCTCTTCATAGTTCCTGCTCAGGTAGGTCGCTCGCCGGTTCTCCGAGCCGAAGTCGATAGGCGCTGCCCGGACAATAGGCCCGCGGCCGTAGTCCAGGACCTCGACATCGTGGACGAACACGCCCTCAACGGTGTTTGCCCAGTTCGGTTTCCGCAGGAATACTTCTCGGCCGTTGAACACCAGGTCAGGTTCCGGCAACTCCTCGATGGGCTCGGACAGCGGTTGCACGTCGAACTGAATCTCGGCCGAGGCCACGTTGTTCGTCAGCCTCGGGATGTTCTGCTCCGTGCGCAAGAAGCCCGTAAGACCCGGATAGAGGTAAGACCCGGCAGGGAACGGGGCCAGCGAGGCGCCCTTGAACTCAATCTCCCTGTTGGACACGTCAACGCTCTCGATGGCTTTGATCTCCCTGTTATTGCCGGAGACCAAGACCACCTGCGCGTCCGGGAGAAGCCACGGCGGGATGCCCTCCATTCTCACCGTGAGGGCGCCGGGTCCCAGCGAGGTCTCGGTGACAGCCTTGCGGGTGACCTCGGGGGTGCAGAAAGGCAGGTGTTGCCAAGACCACATCGCGTCCCGCAGGCGCCGGAAACCCTCACCGGTAAGGATGGTCTGGAAAGTAACCTGCTTGCGCGGCCGTGTACGGTTGGCCACGCGCTGTTCCCGACCTGATCGGCTGACCGACACGGCCGTAGAGAACGAGTGTTCGACCCGGAAGGGCCTGCCAGACGGAGGCCACGCGGGTTCGGCCAGCAGCAGCCGCGCCCTGGTCCCACCGGTGGGCAGCGTGTGGATGTAAGGGATATCGAACGTCCACTGGATGCCGCCGTCGATAGAAGCCGAGCCGTTCTCCGTGGCCACGACCCGGTAGGACGCCATGCCGAGAGGCGGCAGCATCCGGGGCAGCGGGTCGCCCTCAACCCGCAGGCCCAGCGCTTCGTCATAATTGATGTTGAGCAGCGCGGCTCCCCGCCCGATGTGGGCGTTCCAGATATAGACCGTGCGCTCGGTGTCGGACGAGACTGACCCAAAGTCCAAAACAGGCGGCGAGAAGTGAATCTGGTTGTAGTAATCGTCGAGAAACGTCCGGTCGAAAGCGCCATCAAAGCGTCTGTGCTCGGGACGGTAGGGGTCCGGTCGCTCTAAAACCCCTTGTTTCGGGCGATGTTCGTCCAGGGGGTCGAGCAGGCCCCGCTCCCCTGTGTGGATCAACCCACCTTTCGGGGCATCGACCGACAGGCCGCTGAGCTCGAACCGTTCCTCGTAGCCGGTTTTAACGATAACCCCGTCCACGGCGTCAGTCGTCCATTCTGTAGGCCATGCCCAGATACAGGCTGGAGTTCGAGTTAGGGAACCTGTAGCCACTAGAGTTGGGCCCGTTCCGGGGCATAGACGCGGAGCTTGACTTCGAGAACACAGGGAATATCTGCCACTGCGCGGAGCCCACCGGTACGGTAACTCCTGGCTCCAGGTCCTCGATGTGGACCATGCGCACTCCGTGCGGCGCTCCTATAGCCTGGAAATACTGATTGTCGGCCACCCTCTGCCCTATATAAAGATTTATGGGCACCAGTATCTGCTCCCCGGAGAAGGGACTCTTCGCCACGTTAACGTAGCCGGTGTTTATGCTGTCCATGTAGCCGCCGAGAACGCATCTCTCACCAAAGCCGGAGAAAGCCGGATCGAATTCCGAGATAGAGCTTGACGAATAGAATGTCCTGTAGGGGACTGCGTTGCCCGGATGGTCGATAAACACGCCGCCTCCCAAGCCCTCCACCCAGTTATTTTTCATGGAGAACGGCAGCAGGGAGACGGAGGCGTCGTCGAAGCGTCTACTGCTACTGGTTGAATTGTCTGCATTCCAACACGAGGAGCCTGTCACGACCTCACCGCCCCCGAACGAGGTCAGCTTGTCGATGTACCCGGCATAGAAGTGGCGGTACAGATTGAACCCATATTCGACAACCCCTGCGATCCAGCTGTTTCCAGCATCCGGGGCGGTGGTGTCACAGTTTCCGAACAACCGGAGCGCCGTAGGCTTCTGTACCTGCAATGCCGCCACGTTGGCCTCCCCGGTTACGTTGAACTTGGGAGAAGCGAATACGGCGCCCGGAAGATCACGCAATGGCGCACCCGTGTCATCGCGCAGGGTGACGAACCCGTGCTCCTGGTAGCCGGAGCCAGACCCCTGCGCTCCTGCCCGGAAAGTGAAGCGCTTGGCGCCGGCATAGGTTGGATGTTGTATGAAGATGTCGCCATCGAGCGTTCCGGTCAAGAAGCCGATCTGACCGGCGAACGCTTCCACGGCTGCCGGGATTTCCGATAGTTCAGTTACTGAGTAAGTTGCAAAAGCCATAGGTTACTCCAACGCCAACGCCCAGTAGTCGCCTTGCCCGGTGCGCTCCACGTTCTGTACGACCAGGTGGTCCACTCCGTTGACAGAGATAATATTCTCCGCGGCATTACCGACGCCAGGAACGTCATACACGCCGTCCAGCACCCCGTAATGTGTGGGATCAGGAACTGTGCTGTGCTCGAACTTCAAGACGGAGGCGGGGGTCAGGGGCATCTCCCCATTAAGGCCGGGGAATATGCGGTTCCGAACAGCGGCGTACCCAAGGGCGTAGGTGGTGTCCGTTGGTCGGGAGCTGGATGAACCGGCAGGATATACGTTTGCGCCCCCCATATAGCCGGGAAACGCGGGAGGCCCCATGACGAGACGAGGGAGCGACTCCGTGGGATCGGACGCACTGTTTGTGCCGGCCCGCCATCCCCCCGAGGGGTCCAAGAGGAAAGCCTGCGAGTCGTACCAGGAACTAGAGGCCAATGAAGCCGAATACGGCGACACGAAATGCCGGTAAGACCCCCGCCCTGTGTCTCGCCAGGACACCGGCGGGGCATAACTCCCGGTCCCGCCGGAAAAGCTGCGAGTCCCGCCGATGAACAGGGGGTATGGGTAGGCCGTGGGGTTCGCATAGGGGAGGAAGAAACCCCCGTACATAGCCTGATAGATCGTCGATATATTGAGGACGACCACGAACCGGCGTCCGTTGGCCACCATCCAGTATTTCATCGGACCGTGGTCGAGGAATATAGAGGGCCTGCGAGCCAACGAGTTTATGTGGTCGTAATACCTCTCGGCGCCCGGCAGCACGCCAGTCATGCCGCAGAGGTATATGGCAGACTCCAGAGCGGAGAGCGTCTCGTCGGCACGGTTCAGCCCGACCAGGACCTCATTGCCGCCTGAGATACCCGGACCCCGCAGCACCAGCTCCTGATCCGGTCGTTCCGAGTGCTGCCACACCGTGGTCCAGTTCTGCCCGGAGGCCACGAGGTCCGGGTCATTCTGGAGGAAGTCCAGAAGGGTATCCCACAAGTCGATGTGATCGTTTGCTTGGCCGATACGAACCGCCATGCTTTCTCCTATACGCCGAGGGCACCACGGACGGCCCTGCTATTGGCTCTCATGAAATTGAGGATCGCTTTCTGGCCTTGCTGGTCCTCGACACCCGCCGAGACGAAGCTGCCTGCATCTATCGCGTTTACAATCTTAACCGAGGTCTCTGCCGGTACGCCACCGCCGTTGCGGATGTGACGCGGGTCGTCCTCAGTCAGGACCTCTTCGCCCTTGAGC